TAAAGTGCAAAGATAATTAATTTTTTTAATTTAATTGTTAATTTAATTTAGAAGTCAGGACAGGATTTGAACCTATATGATAACTTATGAGCTAAACTTTACGGGTATTTCAAGGTTACTCTACGTTATCCTTACTATTAACCTTTATTCATGCGTCTACCAATTCCGCCACCTGACTTGTTTTTATTTATTTTTTTTAATTTAATGTTCTATAATTTTTTTCATTAATCATAATTCTTCTATAAGAATCTGATATATGGGGGTATACTATTAAAGCTTCCAAATGTTCTTGTCCGATGTCTTTTACTTTTGTGTATTTTAGATTATCTGTACCACTAATACCTCTTGATCCCCATTCACAAAAGTTTCTAATTACATTGTGAGGGTCTTTTTCGTTTAAAGTTAGAAGAGCAATTTTTTCTACATCTTTGCCTCCAAATCTAATACAATCTAATCCTCCGTCTAAAAAAGTTTCATTATTACATGGACATTTTACAAAATCATATTTATGCCTAGATACCAGGACAATATCACAATTTAAGCAAGTTACTTGGCTATATACTATATTATTTTTATCCTCCATTTTTTTATTTTTTTGTCAAAAAAACATTATCTCTTTGAAATTTTTCTTTTATAACTTCCTTTAAATGTTCAACTCCTAGATCTTTAATAACATCTGAAGGATCTGTTTGCGTCCAATCAGAAGGATTGTTAATATATTTTAATCTATTGTCAATTTCTAGAGTTAATAATCTTGAGAATTTTTTTCCAGCCTCATCATTATTTAAATATACATAAACATGATCAAACTTACTAAATAGTTCGTCAATTATAGGAAGTAATATTTTGTAACTATTTTCACTAGGAAGATTAAAAGCATCATATCCTAAAGTGTCTAGACACATGGTATCTTTTAAAGAAGAAGTAATAAAGCATATATTTGTTTTATAATCAAGTTGTGGGTATCCTTCTAGTACAGCTTTTATTGTTCTCCATTTTTGCATAGGAATACCTATAGGATTATATACTTTAAATAACTCATTATTTTGATAATATCCGAATATAGGGTTGTACTCGCTACTAGAATAATTTAATATCCCATTTCTTAAAACAAATTTTACAGGACATACATTGTATCTTTTTAATGTAGACTCTGTAATACAGAATTTTTTCCAATAATTAATATCTTCTTGTCCGAAGAAATTTTTCTTTATTACAGAATAATTTATCTTTTCTTCTACTTCTTGAGAGGATATACTTTCTTTAAGAGAAATAGAAAGGGGTGCTACTTCCACCCCTTTGTATTCTCCTGAAAAGTTTCCTTTTACTCTATTAGTGTACTTTAAATCATAAATTATTTTTGTGATAGCTTCTTTATTGGTTAATTTATACTTTTGTGATACAAAAGAAATACAGTCAGAATGTGTAGGATGATTAGCCCAATCTATAAATAAAATTTTATTGTTTATAACTTTAAAATAACATTTAGGGGTTTTATCTGAACGTAAAGGATTATTATAAGTACCTTTTGTATCCCAGCTTCCAAAATAATTTCTCCAAATATCACTTTGTTGATCTAAAGTGAACATAGTTATAGATTAAAATGGTAGTTCATCTGAAAATCCCATATCATTTGAAGAAGTTGTTTCTGTAGAATCTTCCATTAATAATTCATCAGGATTAAATTCTTGGAATTTAGATGTGATTGGTGCAATATTCTTTTTAAATGCAGAATATTCTCCTTTCAACGCATTGATAATTTTATCAAAGTTTTTAGCCCCAGGATAGTCTTTTATGAAAGCCTTTGTATAAAGATCCATATCATAATATGTTTTACCATTACTTTCGCTTGAACGGATACCTACATAAACTTTAATCCCTCTTCCTTCTTCGAATAAAGAATTGATGTCAGAGTAATCTTGTTTAAATAATTTCTCTAATGGAAGAAAAATACTTGGAACGTCTCCATCTCTCATAGTATATTTTGATAAATCAGTTTCCCAGTTTTTCAAGTTTATGAAAAAGTCAACAACAGTATCTTCTCCAACCATTGCTTTTCTTTAGTTGTCTCCGTAGTACCACATTTTGTTTTTATTCATAACAGAAGGATCTTCGTTATAAGAAGTAAGACCTTGACCATTAATGTATTTTTGCTTTCCACTTCTTGAAATATCGTGTCTAGCTTCTAACCAAAATGTAATTTTTGTTTTTGTGTTTTCAGCTTCAGGAAGAGTACCCCAAACATCAATTTTTAATACTCTTACTTGTTTACCATCTACATCTTTTGTAGTTAAGTAATCAGGCTCTTTTTCCAAATCTCTACCTAAGAATGCAGATAGTGTAGATTTGTTAGGATTGATCATGCAAGGAATAAAAGTTGATATTCCGTAGAATAGTTTTCTGGTTCCTGACCCAGATGAAATTTTGACATTACTGTTCATGTTTAAATGATTTAAAAATTAAAAAATATTGTTTGTGTGTTATTAAATAAAAATCTTTTCCCAATGTGTCTCTAGCTTATCATCATTGATAAGTTCAGAGATTTCAAACTCCTTATTTCTAAGGTGCTTACATCTTGTTCCTCCTACAATTTCTTCAGAGTGCACAAATGAAAGCATATTTACATTTGGTTTTTCAGGGTTTCTATACATGTACCCTATAGCATCAACTCTTAGAGCTAACAAGTCTTTTAGTTTTCCTTCAAGGTTCAACTCTTTAATGGTTTGGCCTGAAGTAGAAATACTTTTATCTGCAACGTGTCCTACAATAATAAGGGTATCACAAAACTTTGTAAAGAACTCCATAATTTTAAAGAGAGCTTCTCTCTTATAAACTTGTCCTTTTCCGTATTCCAATCTGTCAATATCAAAGTCAACTGATTCTGATTTACCAGCATCTTTATTATAGGTTCTTACTGCTAACTGATTAAGCAATTTTTCTTTCAAAGAAGTCACTGTGTCAAGTGTAATATACTTGTAGTGTGGCTTCTCTTTATGGAAAAGCTGAGCCAATTCATCGAATTGTTGCAAAGAATCTATGTTAATTCTCATGTAATCATAGAAATCAGCACCATGCTCAAAGTTAATAATAAGATTACCCTCCAACTCACTGAGTGCATGGGTTTTCCCTGTCTTTTTTTGGCTAAAAATAACCATTGTTCTTGGATTCACAACTGATGCGGGAATCTTTTTTGTGGGCAACGTTAAATTACTCATCTTTTAAAATTGTTTTTTTATAGGTTAATAATTGGTTTAAATTATGTGTGTCTTCTGCTTTAGGCATACTAAAAAAGTTGAATGCTTTTGGGTTAAAGAATAAAGGTTCTGTAACTCCCGTTCTACCAAATCTATTCTTACATATATGAATAGTTCTAAAACATTCTTCAAATCCTTCAACTTTTTCTCCTTGACCTCTAGTAGAATTTAATATTTGATAATTATAGTGAGTGCTCATCTTATGTTTATAAGGAGAAAACAATCCTAAGATTACTTGATAAGATCTCGCCACCTTAATATTATCTCCTAATTTTTGAGGCTCAGGCTCTAACTTTCCTGCTTTATAATGGTTAAGATCCCCAGCTGCCATTTGTTGCTGTTGTATACAGCATACATGCCATTTCCAATGTTTAGTAACTTGTTTTCTCATGTAAGTATTTACAAGTCTATCTATACATCCTGACAAGTCAAGCGACATTCCTAGCTCATTTTTTTCTAATTCTAAAATGTTTACGTTATCTATAACTACTGCAACTATTAAGTTAGGATCATTTTGTGTATAGTGACTATAAACACTAATCACTTTTCCATTACTAATATTTTTTTCTTTATAATGGTGCTCTCCTATTTCTTTAGAAAACTCTTGGCAAGTTTTATAAATACCTGTGGCATGGCCTGTCTGATCATCAAATTTAGTAAAAGACTTTATAGTGTTAAAGTAATTTTGAACAGGTTCTGATTTTATCATTGCAACTATATCATCTGATACAGGCTCTATTCTACTTAATAATTCATCTTGGGTACAATGTTTATTGTAGTATTTAGAAATAGCATATTGAATGATACTAATATCAAATTCTTCTTCAGATTCTTCTAATCCAAACCATAAGCATTTATACTTGAAATTCTTAAAAGAAGGATCGTCTAGCATATAGTCTGCAACACTAAATAAATATAAATACTTAGCTAATGAAGTTTTTCCTACAGATGTTTCAGCTGTAACACATACAAGAGCCCCAGGAAATATACCACTAAAGGATTTTCTTGTACCATTGAATGGCATAGGAATACTATTAATATGTCCGTTTATTAATGTATCCCTGCTTTCTTCTATTACTTTTAATATATTCATTAATATACGAGTTTATCTTGATAATTAAATATTCCTTCTTTCATTTCATTAATAGTATCTATCAATAAACTTCCTCCATCTTTCTCAATAAAATATTGAGCATCTAATGTGTAACGAATATCATCAGCTGTTTGATGATAATATTTAACTGCTTCAATTATCTCACTACTAGAAACTTTATACTTTCTCATAAAAGATTCTAATTTAGATAGAACTTTATTTTTAGGACTAAATGCTTTTTTATTTATTCCGTATAAATTTTGTTTACTAAATAATCTCATATATTCTTCTAAGAATTCTTCAGAAACAAGCGGTTGATATTTTTCTCCATTAAGAATAGATTGGCCAAACTCAGTTATTTCAAAATCTGCAGGATTATCAATATTTATCTTATCCGTATGGATACTTCTAATAAATCCTTTCTTTATTAAAGTTTGGATAATGTTTAATTGAGGAAGATTAACAACTAATCTACCCATTTGTTCGTAGTTCATATTCCCTTTGTTTTAAACTTCTGCAAAAATAATACATTTTTATTAAATGTCAAGACTTATTTTACTTTTTTCTGTAAAATTTTTATGACAATTTTTACAAAGCACTTCTAATTTATTTATATCGTCTACAAATAATCTATCGTGAAATGTTTTTATTTCGTGGTAATCCTTTAGACTCCCACAGGGTTCAATATGGTTAACCTCCACATCTTTCTTTAAAAACATTTTTTTACAATGATTACATTGCCATTTTTTTAATAAACTAGAATAAGCCATTTTAAGGATCTCCTTTCTAAAAGGACAAGAGTATAACCATCTCTGCCTTAAAAAGGCTCTGATAGCCCCAAAAAAAGCTGATTTGGTCATTGTGCCTCCGCAATACTCCCTCACTACTCTAGGATTTAAGACTTTTTTCTTTTTCTTAGGAGTAGTGGTATCTGATTTTTTTATTGTTTTTCTTCTCATAACTTTAAATTTAATTTATTTATCACTTGGCTTCATACCAAGACTTACCAATATTTGCTTCCGCACTCATAAATAGTGTAGGATTAGTGAGAAATATATTACCTCCTTTTATCATACTTTGTTCTAATATTCTAGCATACTTTTCTGATAATTGAGTTTGAGTTTCTAATACTATCTCATCGTGTATTACATTGGCAATCCTTACTTTCCAATAATCATTGTTTTTTTCAATTTCATTGAATAATAATACTGTAGCCATTTTAGTTTGATGAGCCGCAGTTCCTTGTGTAGGAGCATTTAAACAGAGTCTCATATACTGAGATTTTAAACTGAAATAATCCTTCATCATACGT